TCAAAGCCTATGTCTGGCCGAAACGCTGCCCGCTCGCCATTTCTCGCCGCCAGCCGCACGGTGGTGACATCCTTCATGACCGTCTGCCCCGTCTCGGGGTCGCGGTGGCTGGCAACCTGCACCGTCCCCAGCTTGCCACTGCTGGATTCCACCACCGCACCGCGCCTTTTCACTTCCGCTTCCGTTAACGTCACAAAACGGCAGCGGCAGTTATACCCATTGGGCGGGCAAATGTGTTGCCACACCGGATCATCCAGGCGGAATATCCGCCCGTGCATGGCCGCGTGGCTGGAACGGGTCGATGCGTCTTGCACCGCGATATACATCGCGTAAGGGTGGGAATCCTGCGATTCGACCGCATCGACGTAGCGTCCGGCCATATACGCCGATTGCATATTGGTTTGATAAATCGTCTTCAACCGTCGCGGGCTACCCAGCTCCACCTTGGTCACTTCGCCCGTATCGGCATCAAGCACTTCCTTCTTGCCCCACCAGCCCTTGGCGCGCAGAATCGGTTCCAAGTCTTTTTGGTACTCGCGCAAGTTACGGCCTTTCAGACCATTCTTCAAATCCTGCAAGATGTCCAGCTGCGTCGCCTTGGCAGCCGTGAAGGCGCGAGCATGCGCTGCCGCTTCCATCTCGTGCGAGTCCCACGTGATTTGAAACCCCTTGCGGCGCAGGTATTCCACGGCACGTTTCGGCTCCATTGTCATCATGGCCTGAAGGTCGGCTCGCGTCGGTTTCGGGTTCGCCATCACGCCACCCTGTCGGCCTGATTCGACAACCTGCCCCACATGTCCGCCGCAAAGAACAGACGTTGCATGGTTTCAATCAGGTCATCTTCGGGCATCTCGGGGTAGGCTTCGGCCAGCAGCCCCAGCACCTCGGATTCGGACTTGGCGTTTTGCACCGCCCGTATCACAGGCTGCAAGAGCTTTTCCGTTTGCGCTTGCAGCGCTTCGGGCGACAAAGCATCTATCACCTCATCCAGCGCAGCCTGGTCGGGCGCAGATTCGGGCTTGCTTTCCGCAAACGACGGGAACCCACCCATCGCGCCTGCCGCCGGTTCCGGCCGCTCGCCCAAATCCCCCTCCTCAAACCCAAACGAGCGCATCAGGTATGCGTCGGTAAACACCGGCCCGTTGGGCATAGATGCCAGAATCGCATCGCGCTCGGCACGCGCCTTTTCTAAATCCTGCGGCTCCCACATCGAAAAACGCGGCGCGTCCGCATCAAAATTCCTCGCTACCACCCAGGCTATCGCCTCGTTGATGACAGACTCCACCAGCCGCTTATCGGCGTCCCGAATGTCCTGCGCGACCAATAAGCCCGCCTGCGCACTGGCATTGGTCGTATCCGCCTCGGTCGTCTGGTCTTGCCCCAAGAGCGCAATCGACACTTCCGAGCGACACCACCGTAGCAGCTTGTCGAACACCTCGGCAGACGCACCCTTGCCGCCCGCCTCCAAAATCTCCACGCTCGAATCATCCGGTATCACTGCCACAGCTGTCGAACTCATGGCTTCCAGGCTGGTCGCCAGCATGTCGGCCTCGGCCTGCGGTGTCGCCCTCGGGTGTTTGCCCACCAGAAAGGGCGAGCCGTACTTCTCGGTGAATTTCAACCAGAATTCCAAACCGCCGCGCTTGAACACCGTCGGCCAATAACACCGGCTTAAATCCGGCACCCCATAGGGGTTGTCGTAACTGGCGTCCTGGCGGGCGAGCAGGATTTTTTCTGGCGGCACAACCAGCCCCTGCGGCCCCGCATCCTTGTCAAAAAACCGCAGCCGGTTTTCATCGTCAAAGCCGAACCACTCGGCGGGCTTGCCCTGTACGTCCAAAATGACGTGATGTCCGTTCTGAACCGCCCACGCCACTTCCAGCGGCTGATACCCGTAAAGCGTCGCGTCCAGAATCTCCGAAATAATGCGGTCCAGCTGCCAGCCCGCCAGCATTTCTTCGACAAATTCCACCACGGCTACGTCGGCATCCTCACGGTCTACGCCGTATTCCAGCGCCTGCACCGCCGCCTTCCTTCTACGTACACATCCGCCCACGTGCGCATCGGCCCGCAAATCCCGATACACCTGAATGCTCTTGCCCATCTTGCGCAGCACAGGGTCGGGATTGGGCAACCTTTGCCCCATGCTGCCACCCGCGCCCGCGTGGCAATCGCCGTGGTGGTTTTGGCGGGTTTTTCTGCAAAATCCACAAAGCGCGTCGGCGTCACCCACAAGCCTTTGACGCTGGTCTTCATTGCCCCGCTCATTTCCAATACCCCGTCAATAACTGGCGCGTGCGCCTGGCACCCCGCGTATGCACCCGCACCGGCCCCTTGTTCAATTCCCGACTGGCGTAATACGCCAGCACCAGAGCAATGGCCGCATCCCCGTGACGTTTGATCGGCCCCCTTGCCACGACTATCCGGCAGCCTCGGCACGCCCTTGATGACCTGCACGCTGCGTAAATCCGCCAGCACGTCCGCATCGCGGGTGATATCGACCAGCGTGCCATCCTCCAGCGCGGCCTTAAACGGCGGCATGTGCTCGCGATACCAGCCTTCAGACAACATCACTTGCTGTACACGGCTCGCGCCATAGCGCTGCATCGCCACTTCTGCCAAAAACTGCCCATTACCCCGCGCATCGAAGGCCGCGCCCAGCAATCTGGGTAGCCGGTCGAGCAGATAAAACGCAATCTGCTCCTGCTGGCGAAAGGGAACGTTGCGCAGCTCCACCATGAAGGGGATACGGCGCGTTAAATCCTGCTCTTGCACCAGCGGCACGTGTACGCTCAAGTCGCCGCTGCGCCCAAAATCCGTCCCCATAAAGGACATGGCGTTTGATAGCAGCTTTTGCACGATGGGCGCGACAGTTTGCTCTAACCAATCGCGGCATTCGGCGGCGCGGATGTGGTCGGGCAGCAGTTCAAAACCGTCGTTACACGCCCAGCGCAGCACCGGGGTGTCACCAGACATGCGCGATTCAATCAAGGCACGAGACAGCCACGCGCCGCCCGAATTGGCTGGTACACAATCCAATTCCTCGGCGGCCCCCTCACCATAAAAGGCGTACACGTCCGCCGCCCAGGCGTCTTGCGCCGCTTGCGACCATGCCTTGCCCAGCTTTAGGCTCACCCGCTGGTACAGACCGTCTTGTAGGGCCTCAGAAAACGTCACGCGGTGCACCGTCCCCTTGCGCCTGCCCGCCCGTATATCCGTGACCAGTTCATTAAACGGGTTGTCCACCCCGTTATGCGTCGAAATCACGTGGACGCGCCCGCCCCAGATGAGCATGGCCAGCGCCGCTTTGAGCAATTCCTGCAACTGGTCGTGAAACGCCGCTTCGTCAATCACAATCAACCCCTGGCGACCACGCAGATTTGACGGGCGGCTCGATAGCGCCACAATCCGAAAGCCCGAATCGGGAAAGCGGATCGTATAGGTCTTGATGTGTTTGTCCTCTTCGGCTTCGCCTTCCCAGAACGCCTCTTGCAATTCGCTGGCCGCCTGGTTGAACACACGCGCCCACATTGCACATGCCTGGATGTACTCAATCGTCATGTCCTGGTTGTAGGCGATGTAGTACACGTTCTGCCCACCCGCCTCGCGGCTGGCTGCCGCCGTCAAGACGTTATCCGCAGCTTCCGCCCACGTCAGCCCCGTGCGGCGTGATTTCTCCACCACCTTTAACGGCGACTTGTCCGCCACCCAGCGCTGTTGATACGCCAGCAGCGCCACCGCAGGCGACGCGTCCGCACTCACGCCACAGCCCCCAGCACTTTGAGCATCTCGCGCACGCTCGCATCCGACAAGCCGCCCTGACGCGCAATCTTCTCCACATTGACCGTGGCCGCCGCCAGCCGCTCGCGCACCTCGCTCTGAAACCGTTTCAAATTCACGCTCGCGCGCGTCAAGGTCGCAATGTTCTTGGCCGCTGCCGACAGCAGTTTTACCCGCTCCTTGGGGTCAATGTCCGCTTCGCTCGCCTCTTGCAAGTTCAAAATCGTGTCGAACAACTCGGTTTGCACCAGCGCGTGCAGCGCTTCGCTACGCGCGTCCTGGTCATCGGCTGCCGCCTCGGAAATCAAGCGCGCGGCCTCGGTGCTCGCCTTGATGGCAGACAGTCGTCGTTCCAGCTTCTGCCCTTCGCGGTGGATCGCCGAGCGCGATAACTGATAGCCCTGCTCGCGCAGCATGGCTTCCAATTCCGCGTAGCCGCTGAAATTGCGGTCGATCAAGGCTTTTTCCAGCCAGGTGCGCACGCTGGCGGGCAGCTTGCCGATGTTCGAGCGCCGCGCCACGCCTAACTCCAATACTTTTCGGGTCGCGCAATGCCCGGCTCGCACGCAATCGTGTACTCGGCAATATCGACACCGTGGCGGGTCAGCTTGCCCCACCAGCGACCCGATGGCTCCTTGCGGATTTCCACCAAACCACGCCCGGCCAGATATTCCAGTTCGCGGCGCACCTCAATGGCGGTTGCGTCCGGGTAAATCGAGCGCATCGTGCTCTGGATGATTTCCTCGACCAGTTCTTCAGGCCGCGCGTTATTGAGCGCCAGCAGCAAATACCAGCGTATGGAT